ATATCCATATTACCGATACGTTTACCTGCTCTGAATATTGCCATTTCTATTTCCTATTCTTCGGGTGTCTTCCAAAATAATGTTGGGAAGGTTCGTAGTTCCATCTATGTCCGTGGTGTCCTCTTACATCAGCATACCACATTCTTAACTTAACTATCATAACTCTCCATAATGTCCTCTTTGCCATTTTTTATCAGATATTTCTCCTACTGTCTGACCACACTCTTTGTGGTGTCGCTTTTCTAAATTGTTGTACAGGTAGATATACTGCAATTGCCATTTCATCAACATCTATTCTTAAAAAATTTGACCTAACGTGTTTCCACAAATATTTCTTAACTGTTGGTTTAATCATACTTATATTTTTAAGTGTATTATATGACGCATTTATTATTGTAGTACGGTCAAAATCTGTATTACTAGCATATCTTTGTAACTCTTGTAATAATTTAAATCTCACCCCATATGGTAAATAATGAAAATTCAACCCTACAAAACCACCTCTAAATGTATCTATAGGCAACACTAATGGAAATATATCATAATATGGCAATGTCTTTTTGCCTTTAGGGTCATAAAAGTAGAAATTCAAACGACCTGCACTAGGTCTAGCATTTAACTTACCACTTCTCATAAGAGTACGTGCTCCTGCCCTATTAGTTATACTACCTATAGCATTTCTATACCAGGATGCTGCCTTCATAACACCCTTTTGTTTGTCCACTATGGGTTGGAATATATTTACCATATGTATATTTATAATGAAAAAGGGCACCTATTACTAGGTGCCCTTAAAGTTTAACGTAGTTTGAGAGAGAAAGGTCTACTCTTCGTCTGCCAATTTACTAAAATAAGACAACGTATCGTCTTCCTCGCTAGCAGGTTTAGAGTGACTTACATCAACTTTTTTCACCTTACCGTTTGTCTGTTGTGGGAGGTCTACAGTTTCCACGGTACTGGTGTTTCGTGTTCCCATAATTACCCTATTCAGTTTCTCTTTGAGTTCGTCATAGGTTTTAAAATTACTAGGGGCCACAAAAGATTTTAAAGGATATTGTTTAGACCAAATCGCTTTGATGTTTTCGTCATCTTTCGCTAATGGTTTCACTCCTTCAAATTCAGATTTGTCATAGTTCCAATAACCATCAACTTTTCTAATTTTCAGTTTAAGGTTTGCACCTTTCCAAAAATCAAATGGGTTGATTGCTTTTTCATCCTCAAATTGAGGTTGCATTGCTTCTGATATTTTATCAAATATTTTTTTACCATATCTGAATAAGAAAACTTTACCTTCATTTTCTGGATGTTTTGGATCGCTGACCACATAGATGTTAGAATAATATGATAATTTTCTTTTTCTCTTACGAGCAATATCTTTATCACTATCTACACCTGTGTTCCACAATCTAGTATTATCTTCACTAACTGGATCTTTAGTATTTAAAGTTGTTAATGAATTTTCAATGTACCAACCGCCTTTGTCTTGAAATGCGTGTGACCATACTCTTTGCCAAGGCATTTCTTCCTTTTCAGACGCAGGTAAAAGTCTTAAAACGGCATAACCGTTTCCAGTTTTATCTAGTTCTGGTTTCCAGAATCTATCGTCTTGATACTTACTCTTGTTTGATTTATCCTCAGGATTGAGGTTTGTTTCAAGTGCCTTTGTTATCTTATCAAAGTTACTTGATGATGATTTTAATGTTTCAAAATCCATATAATTATATCTCCTTTGTATTAATTGTATGTTGTATTTGTGTTAGCTATATTATCGCTATCTCTTTCTTATTTATACTCTCTAATATATCATAAACCCAGCATATTGTCAAGCGTGGAATAATCTATGTATTTTAAATTAGAAGTACTATACCACTCTTCAATTGGTCCACTTACTTTATCTCGTCCATCATTATATAGATTAACCTTATAAAACTGTATCTGTGGAAACCGATTAAACATAATCTTCCATTGATTAATCCAATTGATAGCAGGTGTAGGACTATTCCCAGCTGCTGTATAATGTTTAGTACTCTTATATAAATTATTAAGAAAACTAGTATGACTATACAAATCGTGTCCTATTAAATATATTTCATTAGGTCTCTCTACTTTAGCAGCAACTAAACCAGATGTAGCTCCACAAGCCCAACCGTGGTCTTTGGGTTCATCAATATCATCTAGTGAGTGTGAATAATCTGGTTCTTTAATCCAACTAACTTTAACTGTAGCGTGATTAACGTCCTTTTTAATTATACCTCCATCTTTTTTTAATATTGCAACAATACCTTGTAAATTACCACCGTGTATAACATATTGTGTTGAATCACCACGTTCATTTGTTATCAATATACCTTTTTTAATTGCCTCTTCAACATCTTCTACAGACAAACTATCTGCAATTACTTTATCATATGAAAATGCAGGCATAGGTGTCCAACCTCTAAAATAGCAAGGTATCTTTTGTGCCATACCTGCGTGATATACTTCGTGTGTTATTCCGTGGTCAACAGCAGTTAACACATCACATAAATTAGGATGGTCTCTATAAATGGCATTACACCCATACATTTTACCAAATGGTTTATACTTGTATAAATCTTTATCTTTTCTACTCTCACCATTGCCTATACAAAATACTCTTTCACCCATACTTTCTTGCCTCTTTAGGTTTTAATAGTGCTACTTCTTTTTCAGTTTTATTCCATTTTGATTCAAACGTTCTCTTATTCATTTTCTTCATATGCCAATTAAAATTATATCCAGTATTAGTCATTTCACTTAAATTCCATATCAATATTTTATTGTCTGTAAACTTATTAATATATAATGCTTCCTTATCAGCCACACAAATTTTTGAACATTTACTTAATAAACCATCATATTTAATTTTTTCAATTATTAATCCTTCTAATGCAAATCTATGGTCACTTGTAAAATTTCTTTTCTTTATTTCACAAACATAACTATTATTGAAGGCGTCAAAACTAGAATATGATTTACCTTCTAATGTTAATTGATTGTCTGTAAAGATTGATAGTTTGTTTAGTTCATCAACTATATCATTTTCATCATTTGTCCATACTACCATTCATTTATCCTATCCATTGCTTCTATTATTTCCTTTGTTGTATAATTAGGTGGTATACTTAAATCTTCTTTAATAACTTTAGAAGCTAATCCGTTTTTGGCGATAAACAAAATCATATCATCATAATTCATATCAAGATTGAATAAACAACCTCTATACAAATATCCTCTTCGGAGTCCAGGCATAAGGTTGGCTTCAATAAAATAAGGAACGCCACGTTGGTTCATTTTAATATCTACTCTTCCTAAAGATTTACCACCTAATGCTTTAAAAGAACCTTTTGCTAATTTACATAGTTTGTCAAAGATTTTAGTATCGGTAACTGGAATTACTTGTTCTTCGTCACTTTTTTTAGTAGCAAAATCAAGTATAGAATGACCGTTTACATTTTTCTTTACAATAATTTCTACAGGCATAGCTCTTATACTTCCATTAGTATTATCTTCAAAAATACCTACGCTGTATTCTTTTCCAGGTAAATATGTTTCTACTAAAGAAGGTAAATTATGTTTTAGTTTAATATCTAAAACCTTTTTCTTAAAACTTAAAAAATCATACACAATGGAATTCTCATCAATACCCCTACTATCACCACCTCTTATTGGTTTTATAAAAAGAGGAAACTTAATAGGAATTGATAATTCAGTTTGATGTTCCTCTGGTGTAGTTATGAAAAAATTTGCTGTTTTGATTTTAGCTTGTTGTACTATTTTTTTAGCTTTACTTTTATCACTCTCGTTATCTAGTGCCTCTCTACTAGAAGCAATATAAGGAATGTCATACATTTCCAGATAATCATTAAGCCATATATTTTCATTGTTAAAATTAAAATATTTAACACCAGAGAATACTAAATCAGGCTTTCTTTTTACCAGTTGTTCTAAATCTTCCTCATAATTAATTGTTGTAATTGAAACATTTTTATAACGTTGAGATAAGATTTTTAAAATTTTTTCTTCTTCTAATATAATTCCTACGTTATCTTGGTGAGCATTTACGCCACCTGGGTTAGGAACAATAACTATTTCAATTGATTTATCTATCATTCATTATCCTTTAACAAGTGGAACAAAAACACATCCTATCAAACTTTTTTCTTTAATAATAGGTACACCTGCCTTCTCCTCTTTTTTAATAATCTCTACTATCTTACCACCAACAGGCACAATCATTTTACCACTATCTTTTAATTGTTTAAGTAATTCATATGGTACTTTATCTGCCATTGCTGTTACAATAATTCTATCATATGGTGCGTGTTCTTCCCAACCATTGTGACCATCAGCTACTTTAAATTTCACGTGTTCATAACCTAATTTTAACATTAACTTTTGTGTTCTTTGTGATAGTTTAAAAATTCTTTCTACTGAATATACATTTGCTGTTAATTCTGCCAACACAGCAGTTTGATAACCTGAACCTGTACCTATCTCTAACACTTTATCTAAAGGTTTAATACCTAATTGTTCAGTCATATATGCAACCATAAAAGGTTGTGATATAGTTTGACCATAACCTATTTCAAGTGGTGTGTCTTCATAAGCAAATGCACCACCCACACAAAACTTATGACGTTGTACTTGTCGCATTGCATAGATAGTTCTCTGGTTGATTTTATAACCCTTGTTCATAAGAGTTTTAATCATTTGGTCCATATCTCTTTTCATTAAAAATAGTTAATATTAATATTAACTCTCCTTGGAGCATTTGTTGTGTTTGTACTAGCGTGTTCTTTAGATGGATCAAAAAGAATTGCTCTGTTTTCAACACTATCAACTTTGGTATCGCCATCTTTAAACTTTGTATAACCATTACAAGTATTAAAAGCAAGCAAACAACCTTTATGTGTATAATCTGTATCTACGTGCCAAGTATGTTCAATTAGTTTGTCTTGATTAGGATATGAATTAACTTTTACTCTTATCAACTCTTTCACTTTTAATATATCTAAAATTGGTTTTATTATATTAAACACGTCTTTGGTCTTATAGTGTTCCATACCTTGATTATCATATAACATATGAACCATAAAAAATGATCCTCTAACTCTTTTAGATTCTTTTTCTATTTCCTGTGGGTCTTTATCATAATCCCACTCAGCATAGTTACTTACTGGTTGGTCAAAATGATACCAAGGAAAATCTTGACCCATTATTACTTCTTTCATATCATTAAAAAGACCTTTATCTAAAAAATTATCTATAACTTCAATCACTTTAAACGTTTTTTCCAAAACTCTTTTATCTTATTATAATTAACTGTAAATTGTTGTCTTAACATTAAATAACTTATTCTTTCTTCTTCTTTAAATTTAGGATCAGTTAGAATATTTAAATTTCTATGTTCTATTTCATCTTTAGGTATTAGTATCAATTGTGCTATTGGTGTGCCTGCTTTGATTAACTCTTCTCCTTTTGTAGTATGCCAAAACATAGGCACTACAATACTACCTATTCCCATATTACAATCTAATATACCTGAACACGTTGTAAATCTAAAATCATCTAGGTAAAATGGGTGCATTTGTAATAGATAATGGTCTTTAGGTATTCTTACCTTCCAAGGCATATTAACTTTAAGTATTTTCTTTAATGTGTCTTTCGGCCAGTTCTCATAAAAAGGATATAAATTTCCTTCTCCGTGATGATTAATAAACTCTTCTTTTACGCCTATAGTTTTGTCATTTAAAGCTGCTTGCCATCTATAACTTTCTTCATCATCACCAAGAACATCTATCTTAACGTCTTGATGTAGTCTTACAATATATCCTTGATTTCTATAATCAATAATACCTGGACATTTTGATGTATGTCTTTGATCCTTTTTTACTGCGAAAGGTGTATTTTCAAATTCACTTCGTTGTGTCAATGACCCAAATTTTTTATAATCTTGCGCCATCTTAAACATCCATTTGTGTCTGTATTCACTTGCCTTA